GCGAAACCCGCCTGTGGATTGATCCGCGCTGCCGCAAGCTGATCGAGTGCCTGGAGCTGCAGAGCTACACCGACAAGGGTGAGCCCGACAAACAGGCTGGCTACGACCACATGGTCGATGGACTGGGCTACATGTGCCACCGCCTGTTTGAGGTGGGTCGGCCAACGGCCGGGCGTGCTGTGCGCGGCGTGCGGCTCTACTAGCTCGACATAGCGGAGCCTATGGGCTAGTGTTCGGTAGTCGGAAGCGATGGGCAGCGCCCACCACCGACCACCACTGCATTGACCCCATGACCACCATCACCTGCGCAGCCGCGTGGCTGCTGCTGCCGCTGATTGTTCTGATCGGCGTGGCGCTTTGGCTCAGCGAGAGCCGCCATCAACGCATCCAACGCCTGCACCGCACCGGCTACAGCCAGACCCGCATCGCCCAGCACCTCAACATCAGCCGTTATGCCGTGAGGAAAGCCCTGGCCTAGCGGAAACCTTGAAGTAGATCTTGCCTATGCCATGGCCCGTTCCTACAAACGCGATTCAGGAGGCCGTTTTTCTGGGGGCGGTGGATCGTCAACGCCCAAAGGCACGATTGCCAAAGGCGGCAAAGGCGTAAGCGGTTCTGTCGCTCGGTCCGTGGCCGCAACAAGCGGCAGAGCGGCCCCCAGCTCCCGGGGGCAAGCGCCAAGGCTTAAGGCCAAGGCAGGTGCCAAGCTCGTCATGAAAGAAGGCATCAGCAGCCCAGTTGGCAGCGCTCGCGCAGGAGCGATTAAGGCAGCTGCGGCAGAACGTTCGGCCAAGAAAGCTGTTTCTGCAGCCAAGAAACTGCCAAAAGGGCCAAAGCGTGATGCTGCTCTTGGCGTTGCACTTACCAAGTTGGACAAAGCCGAGCGCAATAACGTAAAGGCACTCGACAAGCTGACAAAGGCGGCAAGCAAGCGCAAGTGATCTTCTGATACCCGTCTGCCAAGCCGCCGTGCATAACCTCGCCGCCAGCCTGAACAACCTGTCTCTCACCACTGTTGAAGAGCTGCAGGTTCACGATCCATCGCTGGCCTGGCAGCGTATGGAACCCCGCTGGCGGCTCATCGAGCAGCTTGGCCTTGGCACGCTCGGAATGCAGGCCGCTGGCAAGCGCTACCTGCCGCAGGAGCCCCGCGAAGATGACGAGGCCTACAGCGCCCGCCTGGCCCGCAGCGTCTGTCCGCCCTACATGCTGCGTCTGGAGCAGATGCTGGCCGGGATGTTGTGCCGCAAGCCGGTGCGCCTCGACAACGTGCCCGATCCGATCCAGGAGCACCTCTTTGACACAGACCTAGCCGGCAACGATCTCAATGCCTACCTGCAGGAGCTGGCCCGCACCTGCATCCGCTACGGCCACGTCGGCGTGCTGGTGGACTACCCACGCGGCGACGAGGGCGATGACACCCCGGTCACTGATTTCAGCCGGCCTTACTGGGTCAGCTACACGCCGCGTGACATCCTCGGCTGGCGTACTGATGTGATCGGCGGCAGCCAGAAGCTGACGCAGCTGCGCCTGCTGGAGCGGGTTACTGTGCCCTACGGCGAGTTCGGCGAGGAAGTCTGCGAGCAGGTGCGCCTGCTGGAACCCGGCCGCTTCCGCCTGTTCCGCAAGCAGGCATCCAAGAGCCGCAACTGGGAGCTGATCAGCGAAGGCGCCACCACCCTTGATGAGATCCCGTTTGCAGTGGCCTATGCCAACCGCACCGGCCTGATGGAATCCACCCCGCCGCTGGAGGAAGTGGCCTGGCTGAATCTCAAGGCCTACCGCGCCGAATCCGATCAGGCCAACATCCTCCACGTTGCAGCTGTCCCCCGCTACAACCTGTTCGGCGTGCCGGCTGAACTGGACGAGCTGGACGCTGGGCCAGCGTCAGCCATGGCATTCCCGGTGGATGCACGCGCTGAGTTCAGCGAACCCACCGGCACCAGCTATCAGGCCCGTTTCACCGAGCTGGATCGCATTGAAAAGCAGATTGCCGAGCTGGGTCTAGCTGCCGTGCTCGGTCAGAACATGACCAACCAGGCCGCCGAATCCAAGAGCATCGACCGCAGCCAGGGTGATGCTGCGCTGATGGCTGTGGCCCTGGGCCTGCAGAACCTGATTGATACCTGCCTGCGGTTTCATGCGGCCTACCTGAACCTGCCAACAGCGGGCAGCAGCATGGTCAACAACGACTTCGTGGCGCACAAGCTGGAGCCCTCGCATGTGGCCGAGCTGATCAAGCTGCGCGTCGGCGGTGACATCACCCAGGAAACGCTGCTGATCCAACTGGCCGATGGCGAATGGCTCTATGACGACTTCGATGTGGATGCCGAGCTGGAAGCCACGGCTGCGCAGCAGGAGCGGCGCTTGGGGGCACAAGAGCAGCAACTGAGCGCCAACCTGCAGCAGCTGCCATGAGCGAGCGGATGCAACGTCTGCTCAAGGCGCTGGAGATCGCCGACAAGTGCGGCAACACCTTCATGGCTGCCAACATCCGCGCTGCGATCCGCGAGCAGGAACGCCAGGAACGCACCGGTAGTCACCGGCTGTGACGGCAACCTAGGCCGCACCTTTGACCCTGTGGGTCTTCATGCCTGACAACGACACCGCTCCTGTGGAGCAGTCTGCACCTGATGCCTCGGCCCTAGAAGCTGAGCTGAACCTGCTGCGCAGCAAGAACAAGGAACTGCTGGAAGAAAAGCGCAAGCTGCGCAAATACGAGCAGATGGCAGCAGAGTTGCCTGATGGCACCGACGTGCGGGCACTGCTGGAGTTCAAGCAACGCGCCGAGCAGACCGAGCTGGAACAGCAGGGCAACTACAGCGAAGCCCGTCAGAAGCTGGAGCAGCAGTACCGCGAGCGCGAAGGCACGCTGCAGCAGCGCCTTGATGCCCTGGAAGCTGAGAACCGCGAGCTGAAGTTGATCGGCCCTGCGGTCGCTGCCCTGGCGGACATTGTTCACGACCCTGACGAGGTGATCCGCCTGCGCCTTAAGCCGGAGCAGATCGAACGCGAGCCCGATGGCACCGTTGTTGTGGTGGATGGCTATCAGCGCACACCAATCAACGACTGGGCCAAGACCAGCCTGCCGCAGTATCGGCTCAAAGCACCCAAGCCACAGGGCACCGGCGCACCGGCCGGAAGTCGCAGCGCTGCGGTTGTTCCATCAGGCACCAAGAACCCGTTCAGCGCTGAGCACTACAACCTCACCGAACAGGGCCGCCTGTTCAAAACAAACCCCGAGCTATACGCCAAGCTCAAATCAGAGGCCAAGCGGTAATCTATAGCCGTAAGGGAAGGCTGTGCTGACCCGTGAAGGCCTGTGGCCGCGTCCCAATCCTCTTAAACCATCATCATGGCAACCCTTCGGAGCGACATCATTGTCCCCGAGGTGTTCACTGCCTACGTTGACGAGGCTGTCACCACTCGGTCGGCCTTCATCAACAGCGGCGTGATCCAACCTCTGGACATTCTCAATGCCACAGAAGGCGGCGACTATGTGAACGTCCCTTCCTGGTCCGCCAACCTCAGCGGCGACGCTGAAGTCCTGAGCGACACCACCAGCTTGATCCCTGGCAAGATCGGTGCTGAAAAGCAGATCTGCCCGGTCCTGCACCGTGGCCGCGCCTGGGAAGTGCGCACCCTGGCCGCGCTGGCCGCTGGCGACGACCCCATGCAGGCCATTGGCCGCAAGGTCGCCGACTACATCAGCCACCAGCAGCAGAAGGATGTGTTCTCCATCCTGCGCGGTGTCTTTGGCCCGCTGACCAGCAACACCACCGGTGCGCTGCGTGCGTTGGCCATTGATTCCAACGCAACGGCAGTCACCCTCAACCCCGGCAAGGTGGCTGAAGCCCGCGCTGCTCTTGGCGATCAAGGCGAAAAGCTGAGCGTCATTGCGATGCACAGCAAGTGCTTCTACGACCTCGTGGAGCGCAAGGCGATCGACTACGTGACCAACGATGAGGCACGTGGCGGCGGCACTGAAGCCACCACCGGCATTGCCCCGGTGTTTGGCGGCAGCATGGCCGCAGCCTTTGCCAGCGACCTCACCGTTCCCTTCTACATGGGGATGCGCGTGATCGTCTCTGACGACGTGAACAACGATGGCACCAACTTCGCCTCGTACCTGTTCACCCCCGGTGCCATGGCTTCCGGCACCCAGTCGGGCCTTGTGACCGAGACCGACCGTGACATCCTCGCTCTGAGCGATGCCATGTCGGTGCATTGGCACAACCTCTATCACCCCCTCGGTGTGTCCTACACCTCTGGTGGCGTGAACCCTTCCCGCGCCACGCTGGAAGCGGCCAGCAACTGGACGCAGATCTACGAGACCAAGAACATTGGTGTCGTCAGCATCGTTTCCAACCCCAACTTCTGAGGTAACTAACGATGGCATCCATCTTTGAACTGGAGCAGGCCAACTTCGGCCGCGCTACCCAGGGCCGAGTGCTGCTGGCCGGCAGCAACGCTGACACCACCCTCACCGCTGCCCAGAGCGTTGAGAGCCTGATCACGGTGACCCCATCCACGGGCCGCACCTACACCACCGCCACCGCTGCTGAGATCATCAGCGAGCTGGGCGACAGTGGCATGGTCGGCCAGTGCTTTGAGGTGACGATCGTCAACCTCGCAGGCGCCACTCACGCCATCACCTTTGCTGGTGGTGCAAGCGTGACCGTGACCGGCTCTGCCACCGTGGCAGCAGCCAGCTCGGCCACCTTTGTTGGCCGTGTGGCGACCAGCTCCACAGTCATCTTCTACCGGAAGTGATCAGTGGGATTGTTCGCGTTCAGGCGACTGCGTGAACAGCTGGAGGCTGCCTCTGCGGAGGCGGCCTCTTTTGCTGTTGAGCAGACCTCGCCAAAGGAAGAGGCCAGGCCTCGCCGCCGTGGTCGGCAACCTAAGGAAATCCAGGTGACAGAAGACTGATGGCCACCTTTCTGGGCGGCGGCGAGGCTGCAGTAGAAGCAAGCGGTGTCGCTTATCGCGCTGCGGTCACCATCACGCGCCCCAGCAATACCACGGCCTACACCGCCGGTGATGTGATTGGTGTGGCTGATAGCGTCACGCCCGCCAATGCGGGCAGCGCCATCATCACCCTGCCCAGCATCGGCCCCAGCGGTGGCTACGTGCTAGTGCAGTCGGTGCGCCTGATGATTGCAAGCACCACGGTGCCCAGCGGCATGGCCGGATTCCGGCTGCACTTCTACACCGCCATTCCCACCGCGATTCTGGACAACGCCGCGTTTGATCTGGTGAGCGGCGAAGTGGGTGCCTATGCGGGGTTTGTCGATCTTTCAGCGCCGCAAGACCTGGGCAGCACGTTGTTCACGCAATCTGACTACTGCGGCACGGCAATCAAACTGGCAGCCGGCAGCAACATCCTTTATGCCGAACTTGAAACCCGTGGCGCGTACACCCCAGCCAGCGGCACTGCTCACAGCCTGCGGGTAGTGACACTGGAGGCTGGCCTGTGACGTTGATACTGCCATCGCGCCGCGCTGCGTTGATGCCAGGCCTGTGGGTGCACAACGCCCTCTGGCGCAGCGCAAAAGCGGTGCCAAGCCTTGATCTGCGCTTTGCGGATAGCAAATCGCTGGTTGACTCCAGAACGGGGCAGAGCCTGATTACCTTCACCCGCGCCAGCAGCGCGACCTTCATCGACAGCGCGGGAACGCTGCAGACGGCTGCCACGGATGTGCCGAGGTTTGACCACAACCCCACGACCGGCGAGAGCCTGGGGCTGTTGGTGGAGGAGGCGCGGACTAATTTGCTGCTAAACAGCGGCACCCTGTCAACCCAGAGCGCCACTGTTACCGCTGTTGCCCATACCCTGCATTTCACCGGCACCGGCACCATCACGCTGACAGGCGCCAGCACCGCCGGCCCGCTGGTTGGCACCGGCACTGGCGAGGCTAATCGGGTCAGCCTGACGTTTACACCAACCGCAGGCAGCCTGACGCTGACAGTGAGCGGCACTGTTACCAATGCACAGCTTGAAGCCGGTGCGTTTCGGACTTCCTACATCGCCACCGCCGGAGCCACTGCCACCCGCGCCGCAGATGTGGCCAGCATCACGGGGGCGAACTTCAGCTCCTGGTATCGGCAGGATGAGGGGACGGTGTTTGCAAGGTACAGCTTTCCGCAAAGCCCTACTGCAGGCGGCGGCAGAGTATTTCAATTTACTAACGCCGCTGCAACAAACTTAATTTGGTTACGTGCTCAAGGCGGCGTTAATCGTATTTACGATGTAACAGATGCCAGCGTATCACAAGCATCTTTTAACCAAGGCGCTTATGCCGCAGGTATTGAATACAGAGCCGCTTTAGCTGCAAAAGCAAATGATTTTGGATTTGCCGAAAACGGAGGAGCGTCGCAATCAGATTCTTCTGGAACAATGCCGAGCGTTGATCGCGCTGGAATTGGCATGGAGCCTATTGGCAACGGTTCCCAAGGCAACGTTCACATCCGCCGCCTCACCTACTGGCCCCAGCGCCTTTCCAACAGCACCCTCCAAACCATCACGCAATGACCACCACATACCTCCGCTTCCCCGACGAATCCACCGGCATGGCTGCCCTGGATGCTGCTGGCCTTACCACCACCAATGACGACGGCGACACCGTGGTGCTCACCGCCAGCCACACCCACGCCCTGGATGTGATCGGCCCCATCTACCGAGGCGGCACCTACGACCCCGAGACCGGCGAAGTGCTTACCCCACCCACGCTGCTGAGCGGCTGGCACGTCAACTTCGTCGGTGAGCTGCCTGAGGGGTGGGACGCCTATGTCGTCTCGCCCAAGCATCCATCGAGGGTGTTTGCCGCCTGATGGCTGATCTGTCAGCACAGGTCGAAGCCTTCCTGCGCAATGCCCTTTCGGCCAAGAAGCTGGAAGACCGCCTGATCAAGCAGGCGTTGCGCGATCTGCGCACCACGCTGGCAGTTGTGGAGCGTGCGGTGGGCAGTTCCGGCGCTCTGGCTGTAGGGCCAGGCCGGGAGCGCATCATTGCCAGCATCGTTGCAGCTGTTGGCCGCAGCGTGCAGGACAGCTTCGGCGTGCCGCAGCTGGCGGCCATGCAGAACGCCTTGGCGCCATTTGTCGAGCGGCAGCTGGACTTTGCCCGCCGCATGGTCACCATGGCCGGCGGTGAGCTGGCCTCCGATGGTGCGGTGCAGGTCACACAGGCGCAGGTCAACCGCCTGGTGAACGATGCCGTGGTGGGCGGCAAGACGCTCAGCACACAGCTGACCGCAACACTGCCGGCCGCTGTGGCCGATCGCGTGGAGCGCTACATCCGGTTGGGGCTGTCCGATCTGGGCGGCGAAGTGTTCCGCACCTATGAGGATGCGGTCGTTCGCGTCACGGAGAACAACGTCGAGGCCATCATCCGCACCGGGGTGCAGGAGGTGGGCAACGCGGCCCAGCAGGCGATCTATGAGTTCGAGGCTGACCCGGCATGGATGGGGCCTGAAGGGCTGGTGTGGACGGCAGTTCTGGACAGCGCGGTCTGCCCGATCTGCCTGAAGCTGGACGGCAAGCGCTTCCCGACTGACTACCGCAAGGTCAGCCCGCACATGCAGTGCCGCTGCTACCTCCTGCCGTGGAAGTGGCGCAGCGAAGACATGACCGACCCGAGTGGCAACAAGGTGCCGCCCAAGCGACCCGCCGACGGCGATGGCGCTGAGCAAGCGCTGAGCTTTAAGGTTGCGGCTAGGCAGTGGGTCAGCGACAACCCTGCAACTGCGCAGGCCATCTTCGGCAAGAAGCTCGGCCAGCGCCTGGTGGACGGCGAGATCGGCTTCGACAAGGCCGTCAAGCTCTGGTCAGCACCGAAGACGCCACCGGCAACTTAAGGCCAAGAGTGCGCCGCCATGCCCGTCACCGTTGTCGCCACTGCCGGGGCCAGCAATGCCAACAGCTACCTGTCGGTGGCCGCTGCTGATGATCTGGCCAACCTGTACCTCGGCACCCTGAACTGGGCCACGGCAACCACTGACAACAAGGGCCGGGCGCTGATCATGGCGACCCGCTACCTTGACGAGCTGCAATACGTGGGCAGCAAGGCTTCCACAACGCAGGCGCTGCTCTGGCCGCGCAGTGATGCTGAATGCGGCGACTGGAGCTTCACCAGCAGCGAGATTCCGCAGCCGATCAAGCAAGCCGCCTTTGACCTGGCGGAATACCTGCTGGGTGACAGCAACGTGCTCAGCGGCACCGGCGCTGGTAGCAGTGAACTGATCCCTGGCATCCCCAATGCCAACCTGAAGCGAGCGCGGGTGGACGTGATCGACGTGGAGTTCAACCAGGCCGGCCAGGCAGAAGCCAAGAACGCTTTGAACGTGGTGCCGCACTTGAAGCAAGTGCTCGGTTGCTTGTGCCTGAGCGGCTCCAATTCCAGCGCCCGATCAGTGCCGGTGTTGCGAAGTTAGAGTGTGAAAATGCCCGTCGCTGAATGCCAGCTTGATCTGTTTGCGGTTGCTGCAGTTGCACCGCTTAAGCGACGTGCTGAACCGTATCTAGCCAACCCGCTGACCCGCTCTGAGCAGCGCCGCATCGGGCGCATGTATGCCGAGCACATTGGCCTGATCAAGAGCTTCGGTGGCAAGCTGGCACGCAAGTACGGGCACTGCATTGCACGCGAAGACATCTTTTCCTGCGTGGACATGGCCTTCATCAAGGCGTGCAAGGCCTGGAACCCGGACCGCGGAAGGCTGAGCACCATCTTCTGGGCCTTTGCGCAAGGTGAGGTGCTGCATTACCTGCGCAGCCACAACTGGACAATCAAGGCGACGCACAAGGCGCGGCTGCTCGGCAACCAGGCCCGCAAGCTGATGGCGCTGGGCTGGGAGTCTGCAGCCGTGTGCCGCGAGTTGAGCTGCAGCAAGACCGACCTGAAGGATGCGCTGCTGGCCACCGCCGGCATTGCGCATGACGTCAAAGGCTTCGACCTGCACGTCTCGCCGATCCCGACACCGTGGGAGGTGCTGGAAGCAGAGGAAGAGCGGCTGGCGGCAAGTTAGGGCACACGCAACAACACCCACGTGGCCGGAACCTATTTCGCCGCTCTTGATCTCAGGTTCTGGGTCAAGGCTGGCACCACCGCTTCCAGCGCTCCGACAAGCTCCAGCACCATGACGGAGGTGCTGAGCCTGACCAATGCTTCAATCTCGGTCAGCTCGGACACGCAGGATGTGCTGGACTACAGCACCGACTTCGGCTTCAAGTCCAGCATTGTTACCGGCAACAGCTATACGATCAGTGCCGCGCTGAACCTGGACCCGACCTCCACGGGCTACCTGATCCTCAAGCGTGCAGCGCAGACCTCGGCCAACAACGTGGCGGTTCAGTGGTACCGTCAGCTGCCGCTGCTGGGTGCTGGCAACACCGATGCGCAAGTCGATGCCGGAGTAGCGTTTGTGGGCAACTGGTCTGAGAGCCTGGAAGCTGGCTCAGTGGCGGCTGTGACCTTTGACCTGGTGGGCTATGGCGCACCCAAGAACTACCAGCAGGGTGACGGCATTGCCACGCTGACGGTCACCAACGGCGGCCTTGGCCTGTCCGCTCAGACTGGCGTTCCGCTGGTCAGCACCACTCCGGCACAAGGCAATGGCTCGGGCAAGAATGCCACCGTCACGATCACAGTGAATGGTTCTGGTGTGATCCAGACCGCAACCATCGTGGCCTCTGGCGAGAACTACAAGGTGGGCGATGTGTTGACGATCGACGACCCCACCGTCTTTGGCACTGGCGATACGCTGCCGGTGCTGACTGTGGCAACCGTGAGCTGAGCAACTTAGACTCGGTGAGTCGAGGGGGCGGTCGTTGTGGAGGCGACCGCTTTTTTCTTGTCTACAGTCCGCTGCTTTCAAGTCGGCGCCATTCGGCGGCAAAGAAGCGATCAAGCGGCCTGGCTTCCAGTGCTGGCTGGATCCAGTTGCGACCGGGAACAATGGTGCCGCGCCTGGTGGTGTAGCCGGTCAGGATCAGCGGCGCATAGGAAAAACCGCTGTCGCTTTTGACATCCCACGTGAAACGCAGCTGTGTGGCGCTGGGGCGATCGCGCCGTTGTGAGCGCAGGAACTTGCCCAAGTCCACGATGTCACGCGGGCTGCTGACGCGGGAGCCATTGCGGCGGCGTGTTTCACGCGGCCAGTTGAACTGTGGCGACTGGATTTCCTCTTTGAGCTGCTGGTCCATCACCTTGCCGTAGCCGGTGAGGATGACCGGGATCCGCAGCTTGAGCTGGGTGCTGTTCCAGCCGGTCAGCTTGTAGGTGGCCTTGACCTGAACGGTCATCAGTTCTGCAGGTAGCGGGCAATGCGGATCTTGTCGCCGAGCACCTGTTGCAGCGTGCTGCCGATTGTGCCGGTGCTGCCGTAAGGAAAGCGGCTGCTGATGACCTCGCAGTCGGCGCTGCCTTGGCCGGCGAAGTTGAGGGTGCCGGTGGTGCCTGGCTTGATCCGTGCATCCAGGGCCTGCGGGCTCACCGCATAACCCTCCAGCACCTCGGTGTCAGCGTCAACGCCCGGCAGGTTGGCGCTGCTGCTGCCGCCCTGGCGCAGGTACAGGCTGACGGTGAGCGCTTCTGTGGCTGGCAGAACGTTGCCGGTGTCAGGGTCGGTGGTGGTGCCAACGGTGGCCACATTGAAGGTGGCTGTGGCGTTGGCGAGACCGGCTAGAGCGCTTGTCATGGCCTAGGTTGCTGCGGCGGCAACCTTGGGAAAGATGATGGGTTGGCGTGGCGGATCAGCTTGGGCAGGCTGTACTGACGCTGACCGTTGACGATCGGCAGTTCAATGCCGGACTGAATCGCGCCAGATCGAACGCAGATAAAGCCCTTGAAGACATCGGCGGCAGCGCAAAGTCTGCTGGGAGTGCAGCAGGCCTTCTGTCTGCTATTGGAGCAGCTGCTGCCCCTGCAGCGCTTGCAATCGCAAGCGTTGGTGCAGCCATTGCAGGAATTGGCTTTGCAGCAACGCAAACTGCCGGCAGCATTCAAAAGCTCAATGCCGCCTTCACTGGCCTGACCGGTTCAGCTGAGGCCGCCAAGCAGCTGCGGCAGGATCTCTTCACCCTGAGCAAGACCACTCCGTTCAAAAACGAGGAGATTCTCACTGCTGCCCAGCGTTTCCTGGCAGTTGGCGTCAATGTCAACCAGCTGCAAGGCACGATCAGCCGCGTGGGCGCCATTGCGGCGCAGTCCGGTCAGCCGCTGGAACGCCTGGCGTTGATCTACGCGCAGGTCTATGCCAAAGGCCGCCTGCAGGGCGAAGAAAACTTGCAGCTTCTGGAGGCTGGCGTTGATCTGACGCAGGAGCTGGCCCAGGTCACCGGCAAAAGTGGCACCGCATTGCAGGACGCAATGTCCAAAGGTCAGATCAGCACCAACGACTTCAACAAGGCGCTGGTGCTGGCCACTGGCGACATGACTGCGTTGCAGCTTGCTGGTCAAGCGGTAGACGTTCAGTTCAACAACATCTTTGACAACTTCGGCCAACTGTTCGGGGGCTTTGCGTCATCTATCGCCCCGGCATTGTCGGCAGCCTTCGGGGTTGTCAACCAAGTCTTTGACCAGGCGTTTCCAAGCCTGTCATCCATTGAACAGCTGTTTGCACCGCTCACCGCACAAGCCAAGGCATTTTCTGAGGCATTGGCCGGCAACCCTGAGCTGATCAGCACAATCGCAGCGGCAACCCGTGAATGGGCCTCCATCATTGTCAACAACATTGCGGATGGGTTAAAGTTTGTCTCTGACATTCTCAACAACATCGACGGCAAAAAGCTAATCAGAGACTTTTTGCTGGTTGAGCTGGCAATCCGCAGAGCCTTTTTGGCAGCTTCCGCTCTTGGCGCTCAGATTGCCAAGAATGCAGAGCTGTCCATTCGCGGCGTTAGCAACCCCCTTAAGTTTGCTCAAGACATCATCAAAGCTGGCGGATTTCAGAAATTCATTGAGGCTGAATACAAGACAGTCGAGCGCAAATGGAACGACTGGGCCAAGTCGCAGCCATTGAATGCGCCAACGGTCAAGCCTGGAGCCGCGACCACGCCATCCGGCGAGTTGTCCAGCAAGCCCCAGCCGCCCGATCTTAAATTGCTGGCCCAGCAACAGCAGCAGCGGGTTGAGGCCCAGCTGGCCCTGCAGACCGTCAAGCAGCGCATTGCCGCAGCCAATGAGCTGGCCGCTGCCGAAGCTGGCGTCGTGCGTCAGACGATCCAGCAGCGCCAGGAAATCGAGGCTGGCGTCCAGGCGGCCAAAAATCAGGTGATTCAGATCGGTGCCCAGATTGATGCGCTGCGCCTGCAGGGCAAAGACACCGGCCCTGACATGCAAAAGCTGGTGGATCAGCAGGTCGTCGCATCAGAAGAGGTGCGGCTCAAGCTGATCGAAGGCGCCACAGCACTGAAGACTGCAGGCAAGCAGCTGCGCGATGACCTCAAGCAGGCAACGCTGGAGCTGGCCGGCATTCGCAATGACCCCAAGGGGTTGAATCAGTTCCTGAATCCAGAGCAGCGCGATCGGCGCGGACTGGAAACGTTGCGCTCCATCCTGCCGCTGTTCCGTGATGCGCAGGCTGACTTCACTCGGATCACCGGTGCGCAGGCGCCAGAGTTCAGCGGTTCGACGAGTGATGTTGTCGAATCCGTGCGGCAGTTCATTCAGCAAGTCGATCGTGAAAAGGCCGCCAACACCAACGTTGCCAACCTGCAGGAAGCGCTGAACAAGAACACCGCAGACCTGGTGGGTGTCAACCGGGAGCTGCTTGCGGCAACCCGCGAGCTGGCGGCCAAGTCCTGGGCGGTCAACGTCAACGTTCCCGGCGGCAGCGCCAGCGGTGACGTGCTCAATGCTGTCAATGGAGCGCTGTCATGACTATCACCATTGGCAGCTTCAGCACCAGCGTTCTCACGGCGCAGCCGTTTGGCTACGAAGGCGATGCCCGCACCGGCCTGACCGCTCGCACCTTCCGCGTCAATGGGTTGCTGACCAGCGCTCAGTGGCAAGCCTTGGTGAGCGAGTACGGCACCTGGCGCAACTCGCGCCTCACCGATGCCGACACGCTCAGCAGCGCCAGCGTTGGCACCACCGTCAGCGTCAGTATCGCCAGCAGCAACGGCCTGAGCATCAGCGGCTTGGCCTGCTGGTTCACTGAGCCCCCCAGTGGGGAGCAAGCTGGCCCCTACATCAGTGCCAATGCCACGTTGGTGGATGCGGCGCAAGCGCTGGCCGTGCTGCTGCGGGAGCAGGAGAAAAGCCGCCAGAACTCTGAGGCAACGGTGCCCAGCCTTGGCACGGTCACCCTGACGCGGGCTACAGGCACCTCACCGATTGTCACCTTGACCAAGCCGATGCTGACCCGCCAGGACGGCCCCAGCGTGTCGCTGACCGCAACGGGCGTGAGCTACGTGACCGGTGCACTGGCGGCGCACAAGGTGCGCCAGATCGAGGGCTATCTCACCACGGGCAGCTACGACGACGTGTTGTCTTGGTACGACGAGACGATTGCCGCTATACCGAGCAGCACCAGCTGGTTCCCAATCTCGCCGCCCAGCGCAACGGCTGAGGTGATCATCAGCGGCGGCGCCAAGAGCACCCGGTACAGCGTCTCCCTGACAGCGCTGCAGATCATCTGATGGCCATTGACATTCGCGCCACAGTCACCTGCAGCCTTGGCACGCTGATCAGCGCCTCAATCAACGACGACTACGTGCAAGGCACGGGCCTGATCAAGACCAAGGGATCAGCTGAAATCCGAGGCACCATCACGCCAGCGCCGGGGACTGTCGTCACCTTCTCCTACACGAAGGCCGGTCAGCAGTTCACGTTGCCGCGCAAGCTGCGCGTGCTCAGCAGTTTTGCCGATCCGTACCGGCGCACCACCTCGGTGGAGCTGGGCTGCAAGTTGACCTACCTGCAGGATCTAGCAGAGCGCGTCAGCTGGCGCCCACTAGACGACCCTGCCAACAGCAGCCGCACGGACGAAGAGCAGCGCATTGTCACGATCCCGATCAGCGGCTATTCGATTGCTCAGAAGTGCTTAAGCGAGCTTGGCATTACGGCATCGTCAAATCCGATCAACCTTTCCTTTTCAATCCCGTCGTTTGATTTCTCGGCGGGCTACGCCAGCATCCTCAGCGACTTGCTGGTTTCAATGAGCCACTGCGGCTACCTCGACACCAGCGAGCAGCTGCAGGTCTTCAGCCTGGATCAAAAAGGCGGCACCGGTCCGGTTGTGGATGCGGGCAGCATCATTGACCTGGCGCCGGTTGGCGTTGGCCAGTTGCCTGCTGATGCGGTGGTCGTCAGCTACAGCACGCTGAAGCTCAAGTACGACGAGGGCGAGGAGAAACCAGCCGACGCGGACCCCAACGATCCGGTTGTCGAGGAGCAGGCCGTCAAGAACCGCAACTGGGAACGCGACGAGACGATCGGCGCTGTGACGGTGGTTCGCATCCCCAATCCATTGGCCGGCACCATCATTGGCTTGGGGACGATTGGCCCCGGCCCTGAACCATATGACGCGGCTGAGTCATTTGACTACGCCTATTCGCCGCGCTCGGTCACAGAAACCACCTACGACGAGCTGGATCGCGTGGCCGTGCGGGTCACGACGGAATACACAATCCTGGCGGATGTGGCGCCGATGCTGATTGTGCATTTGGCCAACAAAGAAACTGAAGACAGCAACGTCAAGCGAGGCGTCACAGCTCCCGGCATTGGCAGCTCCGCTTACTACATCCGCACCACCGAAACATTTACCTACAGAGTCAACCAATACGAGCCGCGCCAGGCTGATGGCAAACCGCCAAAGGACTACGAAACCGTTGACAACCGTTCGGTTGTGGTTGAGGAGCCCCTGATCAAGCTGGCGGCATCGACGTCGATTTACGACAAAGCCTATGACGCGGGGGTGTATTTCGATTGGAAGCTTGACCCTGTCAATCTGTTTGTTGCCGAGAAGACTGTCGAGCGCCAGGAGCAGTCCGTTGATTTTGAAGGCGCACAGGTTACCAAGACAATCCGCGAGCTAAGCAAGGCCAATGGCTACACGCAGCGCGGGCAGCAGGCACTGGCATCTGCCTTTGACAAGGCCAAGCTGTTTGATTTCGTCAGCGAAAGCGGCACCGAAAAGGAGTCCACAGGACTTGCCGAAAAGATGCTGCTCAAGGCAGCTGATCTGACGCCTGATGGCGTTGAGGTCAACATCACAACCGGGCGAGAGCTGGGCTTGCAGAAGCGTCCCGAACCGGTTGAGCGCAACAACGCCAAGGATGCAGCGGACACGGGCAACCCGCTGGACAGCTACAGAACCGAATCAACTAGCGAGCTGGCATTCGCGTATGGCGAGCTGTCAGCGCAGCGAGTGATCCGAATGACGCCGCCCTACGTCTCCGATGATCGCTTTACCAAAAGCGGCAACAAATACTATGCCTTCCCCAGCAATGCCCGCAGCACGGCACGCCTTTACGGAGAGACGCAGAACAGGCTGCTGCTGGGCAACCGCTACGGGATGAACGTCCAGACCGGCCCTGACATCCTGCCGGCCGCACCGTTCAGTCCGGTGATCATCAGCGCCAATGGGCTGAGCGCGTTGTACCGCACCAACGGCACCAGCTGGGCGATCAGTGCCGATGGGATTGTCGTGAGCAGCGATCTGCTGTTCTGGGGAGCTGTGGCAGGAACGGGAACGTTCTGGTTCCCGGTTGCACCTGGGATCACAACGCTGCCGACAGCACCTGCGGTGGTGAATGGCCAGATGACGGTGACGGCAGTGGTGCCACCGTGGGGTGTCACGGAGTCGCTGCAGGCCGTGGTCAAATCCAAGATGGTGGTGACGGCATACGGCTATGCCCTGACCCAGCTGTCTGTCGTGCCCTTGAGCGTGCGGTCAAAGATGACCGTGTTTGCCACCTCCTCGATTCAGATCCCAGCAGCAAGCGTTGCTATCAGCGCTAGCGCTCCCTATGTGGCGCTCACCACTGTGGTGGTTGTACCGGCAGCGGCGATCACAGTGGCGGCGCAGTTGCCTGAGGTGGGCATATCAGTTGTCGTCAATGCACCGGCAGCCAGCATTGCGATCAGCGTCAGTGTGCCCAGCCTGCAGGCGGGAGGCGTTGACGTGCTGGCCCCGACCGCTGCTATGGTTGTGGCTGCCGTCACGCCGTCGCTCAGTGTTGGCGCCGGCGGCCAGGATGCTGGAGTGGCGTTCTGGCGCGACTGGGCTTGGGCAGAGGATGGTGTGGGGCTGCTGAGTAATGAGTAGCCGGAAAGCTAGGGACACGTTGTCAGGCCATGGCAGCCCCCAACATCAAGAGCGGCAGCTCGGTCACGACGGTCGTCGGCAAGACCGTGGGTTATGCCGTGACCACCTCGATGGCTGCAGCGCTGAGCAATGGCGCCAGCAGCGGCAAGGTGCTGAAAATCAACTCGGTGTACTGCGCCAACGTGGATGGCGCCGCAGCGGCTGACATCAGCCTGGAGCACTACAACGGCACCACCGGCTTTGCCATCGGCAAGACCATCGCCGTGCCAGCGGATGCCACTCAGGTGCTGGTGACCCGCGAGGCATACATCTACCTAGAGGAAGGCCACAGCCTCCGCGCACAGGCCAGCGCTGCCAACGACCTGGAGCTGGTGATTTCGTATGAGGACATCAGCTGATGTTGGGCTTTAACGGTGGCTTAATGGGCGTCCGGCGCACGCCGACAGGCAGCGCAGCATCAGGGTTGTGGTTTCAGAATGAGCAGAGCGTGGCCAAGCGTGCCGGGCTCTGGACTATGCCGCTAGGCACTTATTCGCAATCTTCCCTTTATTCTGGCGTTACAGCAGCATCAAGGGCAAACATGACCAACGGGTCATTTACTGATGCCGCAACAGCAACTAACAATGATGCCGTAGCTTTTGTCAAAATAGATTACGGCGAAAGCGTCTACATTAACAGCGTGACTATTGGAACTGGCACGAATAACATTCCTGGCGGATGGGACAAGAGTTATACAGAAAATCGCTTAGTGCAAGCATCCACTGACGACAGCACCTGGACCACTCTGTTTAACACCGGAACTTTTGCGGCTGATGGCATCTACACGTTTTACGGACCTGGCAACTTTACGCCTGTAAATGCTAGATACATTCGCATTTATGGAGCCAACACTTGGGTTTTGATTTCTGAGTTCTACGTCAACTAGCCATGCTCTACTCCCATAACGCCGCCACCCCAGCACCCCTGCCGCACCGCATCCGCTTTGCGGACGGCAGCACCCGCACGGACGCCAGCACCTTCACACCTGACGAGCTGGAGCGCGCCGGTTACAGCGGCCCCTACCAGCGCCCCGAGTGTAATCCCAAGCTGGAAACAATCGACTGGGACGGCAGCGCGTTTGTGGTGCGCCCCTACAGCTTCGATGAGCTGCAGGCGCAGTACGCCAAGATCCGCCAGCGGCGCATCGAGCTGCTGCAGTCCTGTGACTGGACGCAGATCACCGACTACGACCTCGGCGCCGATCGTGAAGCCTGGGCCAGGCTCCGCCAGGCGCTGCGCGACCTGGCCGACGCGCCCAACCCGTTTGACATCACCTGGCCGCAGCCACCGGCAAGTTAGGTCAACGCAAGCAGCAGCATGGCGATCACCATCAGCCTTTACAACCACACGGCTGCCCGGTTTGCCTCTGGCGCCAATGCCGTTGGGGATACCTACAAGTTGAAGCTGCTGACGGCAGCCACCTTCAGCGCGGCGCACACCACTCTTGCCGCAACCGGTGGCACCGAGGTGGCCAGCGGCAACGGCTACACCACAGGCGGCGCCACGCTGGCCAACGTGGCCGTCACCACTGTCACCACCAACGATGCCAAGCTTGACGCGGATGATGTCACCTGGACTGCTAGCGGCGGCTCGCTGAGCGCTGCGTTTGGCATCCTCTACAACGACACAGACGCTGATGACCCGCCGGTCGCGTTCATTGATTTTGACGGCAGCAAGACAGCACCGGCAACCACTGATTTCAAAGTGATCTGGGACGCCGCAGGCATCTGCACCTTCACGGTGGCTTGATATGGCGCAAACAATCACTATCAGCCAGAAAGAGCTGCAGCGAGTTGCCGCCCTGGCATACGAGGGCAAAACGCTCAAGGTGATGCTGTGCTCTGTTGGCGCGACGGGCTATACGGCGCAAAGCACCGTTGCCAACTGGCAAAGCGTGGAGAAGAGCGGCAACGGCTACAGCCGCTTCACCGCCACCATCGCAACGGGCAGCTACGACGGTACAGAAGCTGCTTATGTCATGCCTGACATTGACGCAGCGTTTACAGCCACCAGCACGGGCTACAGCTATGACACGGTGGTCATCTACATCAATGGTGAAACCTATCTGCACAGCATCATCGTTGAATCACCAAATGTCACGCTGGTAGCAGGCCAGACGCAAACGTATCGCATCAGTCTGCGGCAGGATGACTGATGAGCACCGAGATCACGGTCTTCACGGGAGACAGGGATCTGGTTGATCGCGCCAAGGCGCAGACGCAGGCCAATCGCTTTGCGCGTGTTGACGCGGAACAACAGGCCAAGGTGCAGCAATCGACAGAGCAGTTGCTGCAGATCATGCAGCCGCCCGCTGCGGCGGTGTCTCGACTGGGCGGCCGACTGTTCAGGCATCTGTTCTTCAGCGAGGAACCCATTGCCCGCCGGAATGCCAGCACCGGCCTGCTGGCTTTTCTGCTGGTGCCGACCGAGGGGTTTGACACGTCAGCGGTCGGACCGTTTGGCGACCCTACCGGAGCGCAGTTCACCAGCTATGGCGCCAGTCCCGGCCTGGTGCGCGGCTACACCAACACCTACTGGACGGTGACCAACTGGCGCCCGTATGTCGGCTACGTGGTGGTCGGTGGGGTCTGGCGGAACATCGGCCGAGTGGTTCCTCGGCCTCAGCTAGATATCCCTCTTGGCGAGATTGACGAAATCTCGCAACAGATCCTCCCACCATTGTTTCAAAATGGCGTGTTGAAAGGTCCGATCCTAAAATCAAAACGCTATGCCAATAGCAACCTAAATTTTCACACAGGCCCATGGATGGAGAGGACTATATCAGAGGTTCATATTGCTCATGCCGTAGCAACGCGGACTAACTTTCGCTATCGCGATGACACCAGCCAGCAGCGGCTTGAGTATCTCGACAACACGCCGCTGACCTTGCAGCCTGGCGCCCGCAATGCCATGACGCTGGAGTTCATTGTGCAACTCGGTCAAAGCACAATTCCTGAAGATGGCGGGAACCTTAGGTTCAACCAGGGGCTGCCGTCCACCGAAATCAAGGGACTCAATCAGCTTGAAGTACGGCTGGAGGGCTACACCTCAGGTGTCTGGGGGCAAGGACTTTATGACAAGTTTGACCTGTACTTGCGCCAGGGCCACGGCAATGACGCGGACAGCACCAACCTTCTTGACTTTGAAGGTGGGCAATCGGTCGATAATGACCCGGAGTCTGGCAACATCGTGCAATACGCCGAGAACGAAGTACGCAATACACTCTGGCGTCCTAACTATGACTACGACAAGGTTGGCAACAAAACGCTAGTCGGAGTCAATGGCGTTGAAGCCTTTGGCAATGAGCTTGGCTTTCCAATTACGTTCAAGACTGCAGACAGCCTGGCAGCGCGGCCTGTTCATTGCGCCCTGGTGTTCACCAACCAACAGACCCGGCTCTACATCGAGGGCACGCTTAGGCACACGGCACCGGCTGCCCCCAGACTGCTGAGTGCGCAAACCATGCGCGTTTACGCAAGCCTGAGGGATTCAGCTTACAAAGAGTATGGGCGCGTTGTTGACCATGCGAGCGCAGAAGCTGGGGGCCTTATCACGATGAATGCGGACCTCTTTGGTGGCGATGAGGGTGCAAATTATCAAGCTGAGTCATTTCGTGTTGAATGGACAAATGAATTGAGCTGGTTGGGTCGTGTCGATGATTTTGAAGATCCAGGAAACTACACATTTAAGCAGGAGTTTGACAACACGCTAGGCTCGGGAATTGTCCCGCTATGGCCGTTGTTATCTTTGAATGGAGTTCCAACTGCCGGTTTTCAGCCCGGTGTCAAGGGCAGGCATCCTTGGACAATGGACCTTGAAATACTTGACACAAGCATACGAGACGCCCCTACTGAAATGGTTGAGGTCGCACCAGACCCAGTTAGTTACACAAAGGACTACCTTAAAATATGGATATACGATCAGTTTGGCCAGCTTTTTCGTACTTTAGATGGCCAAGATTACACCTGTCTCATAATCCACGAGTTTTACTCGGATTACATGTATTCGGGATTGCAGCAAATGCCAATTGGCCAAACTAGGCTACGCAGGCCGCTTGTTTATCGAATCAGGTATAAATCAGCACGCACAGGTGCTGACTACGCTTTGGTTTTTGACAAAATGCTTGGGACTTTGATTGGTACCGCAACTCAAGTTGAAAATTTGGATAACCCACGCGGCACCATTTTTAATGGGCCTTCGCGCCTGTCCGGGATCCGCTTGACTTCCAGGGAGCTTTACACAGGCAACACCGTTCAGGTGCCATCGGAAATCACCAGCCTGGATCCTGATGAAGATGTACTGGGCACGCCCGGCGGCGGCGGTGGCGGTGGTGGCGGCGGAGGGGCTATCGGATGAATCCCCAGCAGGTGGCAGCCAAGCAACTCATCGCCCGCGCCAAAGCACAGATCCAGGCCAATCGCTATGCGTTTCTGCGTAAAGCTGCAGACCGTAAGCTGGTGCAACAACTCGTCAAGCGCTGATGCTTCCGTTCATCACGCCACCTGCGCCACGCACCACGCGCCAGATCGGCAACGAGCAAGTGGGCGTGCTTGAGGTGCAGGTGCGCGGTGGTTTGACAGTCGGCGAAAGCGCCACCATTTCTGAGCTGCTGGCGCAGGAGCAGAGCGCCTTTGTGCGTGGTGCGCAGATCGCCGATGCCATTGCCAAGGAGGAATCCATCAGCCTGACAGAAGCGTTCCAGCTGATTGAAAACGCGATTGCCGGCCGCCCGCTGGAGCCCGAGGCGGATTTGATTCGCGTGCGCCATGCCGAGCGGATTGCCGAGGTGGCCCGCGTCTATGCCAAAGCCGGTCAGGCCAACCTGGAGGCCACCGTCACGGCCTTGGTGCGCAGCCGCTGCAACCTGCCGGCCTGGACGCTGGATGACACGCGCAAGATGGACAAGCCCTTGTTTGATGGCCTCTGGCAGCTGGCGCAGGATGAGCAGGCAGTCGAGGAGCTGCCCAGTACACCACCAAGCGAGGAAGAATTGGGAAAGCCGCAGCCGGTCACACCGACCGGCCACAAACGGACTGGGCGGCGCTCTTCTGGGAACTAGCGCGAGGCTTTCCCGGTCAGTTCCAGCGGCGCACCTACAGCCGCGAACTGCGGGTGACGGTGCTGACGGCCTGGAAGGCACTGCAGACCCTCAAGCGCGAGGAAATGGCGCTGGCTGAGCTGCCCGTTGCCAACCTTGCGGCATTAACCGCCAACATCAATCGCGACCCCAACAAAAGCAAAGCCTTCTCGCCCGCCGATTTTGCGCTGTTTCGCGAGCAAGAGCAGCAGAAGGCGCAGCTATCACCCGAGGTGGCTGCTGTGGCCTTGGCGCTGCGGCATGAGGGCATGGCGCCGCCTGTGCTGCTGGTAGCGTGGCGTGCCGTTCTGGCCAGCGCCAGCGAAAGCGCCAAGGTGCCGAGCATCCGCGCCCTGCGCAGTGATGACGGACGGGTGTGGGTGCTGGCCCCCAGCTGGGAGGGACGCAACATCCGTGGCGGCCTGGTGATGACAACCGGCTGCGCTCACGGTGATTTCGTGCTGAGGGACATAGACCGCAGCCTTGCCACCTATGAGGTGCAGGTGCCGAAGCGACCACTGGCGGGTTGGCTAGAAGCCGGGTTGTTGCTGGTCTCGGGGGCAACCTCGGGGCATGAACGTGCTGACGCTACGAACTGAGCTGGAAACCACGCTGGTGGACGTGCTCGGTGTCTACAGGCTGGCCAATGGGGCCACAACACCAGCGATCAGCGTTCGCGCCACCGGTGAAAGCCTGCCGGCAGGCACCACCGTGACGGGGCTGGAATGCGTGATCGTGCGCGACCCTGAGCTGGTGCCGATCCGCCAGTACAGCAAGGAGCACGCTTTCACGCGCTGGACGCTGTACCTGGTGCAGTGGACTGATGAGGGCGTGAGCTTGCAGGAGGTGGCTGGCCGCCTGCTGTGGGCCTATCCCGGCAGCAATGCGATCAGCATCAATGTGCCGCAGGGTGTTGGGCCACGGGCGCAGATGCGCGTGGACATCCAGGCCAACCCAGAGAAGATCGTGGATTGAGCCTGTGGCGGCAGGCAACTTTGGGTATGGCGATCACACCCGCGTCACTCCTGATCAGGCCGCAACGGCGGGCGGATTATCCGCTGGCCGTCACGTTCAAGGACAGCACCGGCGCAGCCATCAACCTGACCGGCTGGACGGTGGTGGCCCAGATGTGGGACAAGGCCCGCACTGCAAAGGTGGGTGATTTCACCGTCACCGTTACCAGCGCGGCCAATGGCCAGGTGTCGCTGAGGCTGCCGCACACCGTAACGGTCAACATGACCGCTGCGGAGTATTACTACGACGTGATGCTGATCAACCCGAGTGGGTTGCGTGAGTATTACCTCGAAGGCATTGCCAGGCCGAGTGAGGGCTATTCAGCACCGGCATGAACATGGCAACCGAAATCACCACGACACAGCAGGTGCTGGTCACCGAGACGGCTCTCAATGTCATCGAGCTGATCACGCCAGGCCCGCAGGGACCGCCGGGGTCGTCTGGCACTAGCGGAGGCAGCCCGACGTTCATTCAAGCGACGCAGCCAAGCGCCGGCCAGATCAGTGGCCTCACCACCTACGCCTGGTGGGACACCTCAGGCAATGACCTCACGCTCTGGATCGAGGACGGACTTTCCTAATGGCACTCCGCAACGCTTTTGGGGCGCTCGCCCTTGACGCCACAGTCACTGCAATCAAGACCTGGCTGGAGGCTCGCACTGGCGCGAAGACCACCGCCAACAGCGTCTCGGTCAACATTGCCAACGACCAGACCGTGCCGGTGTCTGGCACCTTTTGGCAGGCCACACAGCCGATCAGCGGCAGCGTGTCAATCAGCGGGACACCGGCAGTCTCAATCAGCGGCACTGCTGCCGTTTCAGGCCCCCTCACTGACACGCAACTCCGAGCCGCAGCGGTTCCCGTAAGCGGCCCGCTCACGGACACGCAGCTCCGAGCCACGGCGGTGCCTGTGTCTGGCACCTTCTGGCAGGCGACTCAGCCGATCAGTGGAACTGTTTCGATCAGTGGAACCCCTGCGGTCACTATCAGTGGAACCCCCACGGTCTCCGGCCCGCTGACCGACACTCAGCTGCGAGCCACGGCGGTGCCGGTGAGTGGCACGTTCTGGCAGGCCACGCAGCCGGTGAGCGCCAGCGCCCTACCGCTCCCGACTGGCGCCGCAACAGAAACGACGCTGGCAGCAGTGAACGGGAAGCTTCCAGCGCTGGACAGCGGCCGGCTGCCGGTGGTGTTGCCGGCTGGCGGTGGCGGACTGACAGACACCGAGCTGCGGGCCACGCCTGTAGAGGTGATCAACACCAGCCCAGCATTCATGCGTGCGGGCTTTGCTGAAGTCGGCAGCGGGATCGTCGGCAAAGCGGCTGAGGATTTCACCCTGCTGCAGACGGGCAGCGGCATGACGGTGAACCAGTCGGCCGGAAACCTTGTCATCACGACCGGCACCACCGCCAACAGCGAAACGGTGATCCGCTCGATTGATGCGTTCTCAGGCTCATTGCTGGCACGCCTGAAGGTGATCCTGTCTCAGAGGATCGCTAACCAGACATTCAGATACGAGCTGGCTGATTTGATTGGTGCGGCGCTGTCCTACACAATCAACAGCGCCACCAGCGTCACGGTCACCTTTCCCACCACCAACCCGTTCACAGCGGCCAATGTCGGCCAGAGCGTGCGACTGTCGCAAATCACTGGTGCTGCTGGCATCCCAGGCCGCTATGCGATTGCCAGCGTCTCAGGGCTCACAGTCACCTTCACCGTCGCAGCATGGCCGGCATCCGGCAGCGGCACCCTGACCCTGT